GCGCGGCGCTGTTTGCCAAGTCTCGTAAGAACGCGCGCCCCGGCATGACAGGCGGGTCGCTGCTGACCAGCCCTTCCGGCGTGACCGGCGCGACGACGGCGCGCGCCTCGCTGCTGGGTGCCTGAGATGTGCATCGGCAAGGCATTGGCTGCTCCCTTCGCGCTGCAGAACAAACTGCTCGACAAGGTTGGATTGCCGAAAGACCCGTTCTCGAGCGCGACCGTCAACGCGCTCACCGACAACAAAAAGCCCAAGCGCCCGTCAACGCAGGGGACGTTGATGACAGCGCCGCCCACGGCACCGTCGATGATGCCGCGCAACACGCTGCTGGGAGGCTGACTTGGACGCCACTCCGCTCACCAAGCGGCAGCGTATCCTGACCCAGAAGGCCGCGATGTGGTCGGAGCGGTCCAGCTGGATGTCGCACTGGCGCGAAATCAGCGAGTACCAGCAGCCGCGCCTCGGCCGGTGGTTCGTCACCGACCGCAACAAGGGCGACAAGAAGCACAACAACATCGTCGACAACACGGCGATTCGTGCCTCGAGGACGCTGGCCGCTGGCCTGATGTCAGGCGTCACCAGCCCCGCGCGTCCCTGGCTGCGGCTTGGCATTCGCGACAAGGATCTCGCCGAGTCCGGTCCGGTCAAGACCTGGCTGCATGAGACCACGAAGCTGATCCTGTCGATCTTCGCCGCCTCGAACACCTACCGCTCGCTGCACTCGATGTACGAGGAGCTGGGCCTGTTCGGCACCGCCTGCAGCGTGGTCCTGCCGAACTTCGAGAATGTTCTGCACCACTACCCCATGACGATCGGCGAGTACGCGCTGGCCTGCAGTGCCGAGGGCGCGGTGGACACGGTCTGCCGTGAAATGCAGATGACGGTGGCGCAGCTGGTCGGCCAGTTCGGGCTGCGGAACTGCTCGCAGACCGTCCGCGACTTGTACCAGCGATCGGCCTACAACCAGTGGGTTGACGTCATGCACATCGTCCAGCCTCGGCGCGAGCGCGACAACGCGATGGCAGACAGCAAGAACATGGCATTCGAGTCGATTTACCTCGAGCCCGGCAAGGACAACAACGACAGCCTGCTGCGCGAGTCGGGGTTCAAGCGATTCCCCGCGCTGGCGCCGCGGTGGACCGTGACCGCAAACGACATCTACGGCAACAGCCCAGGCATGGAGGCGCTCGGCGACGCCAAGCAGTTGCAGCACCAGCAACTGCGCAAGGGCCAGGCGATCGACCTGCAGGTCAACCCGCCACTGCAGGTGCCGGCGAAGTACAAGGAGGCCCAGCGAGCGCGGATGCCGGGGGGCGTGTTCTACGTTGACTCGATCGGCCAGTCGCAGGGCGTGCGCTCCGCGTTCGAGGTGAACCTCAACCTGCAGCACCTGCTCGGCGACATCATGGACGTGCGCGAGCGCATCAACGGCGCCTACTACGCCGATCTTTTCATGATGCTGGCGAACGACACCCGCAGCGGCACGACCGCCACCGAGATCGCCGAGCGCCACGAGGAGAAACTCCTCATGCTCGGGCCGGTGCTCGAGCGCCTGCACAACGAACTGCTCGCCCCCCTGATCGACATCGCCTTCGACCGCTGCGTCGAGGCGCAGATCCTCAAGCCGCCGCCTGTCGAACTGCAGGGCGTCGACATCGAGGTCGAGTTCATCAGCGTCCTGGCGCAGGCGCAGCGCGCTGTCGCCACGCAGGGCATGGACCGCCTGCTCGGCACCGTGGGTCAGCTGGTCGCCATCTGGCCGGAAGCACGCCACAAGATCGATGCGCTGCAGGCGATCGACGAGTACGCGGACGGCTACGGCGTCTCGCCGAAGATCGTGGTGCCGGACGAGATCGTCGCGCAACGAATGCAGGCCGAGGCGCAGCAGCAGGCTGCAGCACAGGCCGCAGCCGCGGCGCCCGTCATGGCTGACACCGCCAAGACCGCGAGCGAGGTCGACGCCAACAACCTGCGCGACATCATGGGATCGTTCCAGGGCTACCAGTCCCCGTCGCCGCAATTCGTCCAGTGAGGATGTGACATGCAAACGCAGAGCAAATCGTTTACCGCCGTTGGCGATGGGTTCGAGTTCAGCCTCGAGAAGGGCCAGTCCGCGCTGTTCGTGGTCAGTGGCACCTTCGATCAGACCTGGCGGCTTGATCGCTGCACCGATGGGAAAAACTGGGCCGTTTACGCCAGCACCGGCTCGACCGCCACCACGACATTGACGGCAGAGACTGATCGGACGCGGTTCCGCGTGCGTTCCGTTGCCGAGGGCGAGACTGCCGGCACGATGGTGGTCACCGTCACCGACCAGGTCGAGCCGAGCCGCCGGCTGCTGAAGATCCCTGCGGCGATCGGCAAGGTCGGCGGCACCGCCGGCTGGGTGGTTGCTGCCGCTGCCAACACCTCGCTGGTGACGGTGCCGGCCGGCGTCACCGCCGGCAAGCTGGTCATTCCGGTCGCCGGCCTCGTCGTCGGCGACATCATTCGCGGGTTCTATGCGACCGGCCAGATCGAGTCGGCCGGCAACACGGCCACCTTTGACCTGGAATTGCGCAAGCACACCGCCGCTGCGGCGGACGTCGACGACGCCTCGGTGGCCTCTGCCACGCAGTTGAGCGTCACCGCCGATACGGCCATCTCCTCGAGCAACACGCGCAAAAGCGACCTGGTCGAGGTCGTGGGAGCCGACGAGTCGTTCTACCTGCTCGTCACCGTGACCACGGCAGCAAGCACTGATGTCGCGTTGCAGAGCGTGACGCTGGAACTGCAGGCGTAGAGCGTCGTATCCATAACCCGATTGCGCCAGCCGTAGCATTTTCCCCGTGGCAACCGGACCCGACCCGACAGACCTGAACCGACAGGAGCGCGACGCCGAGGCTGAAGAGCATCAGGCGCGCGAAACCCGGCGCAAAGAACTCGAGGATCTCCGCTGGTTGCTTGGACACCCGCAGGGACGGCGCTTTGCGATGCGTCTGCTGGACATGACCGGGGTGTTCCGATCGTCGTTTCACTCGAGCGGCAGTGTGATGTCGCTGAATGAGGGGCAACGGAACATCGGGCTGTGGTTCACAGACGAGTGCTGCGAAGCCTCGATCGACGGGTACTTCAAAGTGCTGAAGGAATTCAGGACACCGAAATGACCGATGAAGTGGTTGCGGAAGCCGGCGCAGGTAACAACGAAGCCGGGGAAGCACAGGTAGGTGGTGATGCCGCGGCTGCTGCCGCTGCAGCGGGTGACGATCAGGGCAAGCCGGTCGAGGCGACGGAGACGCAAGCTCCCGAATCCTACGACTTCAAACTGCCCGATGGGATCGAACTCGATGCGGACGCAGTGACCGAATTCTCGGCGATCGCGAAGGAGATGAAGCTCGACCAGGCGAGCGCGCAGAAGCTGGCGGATGTTGCAGCCAACATGGTGCAGCGTCAGGCAGAGCAGCACGCGGCGACGGTGCAGGGCTGGGTGGATCAGGTCAAGGCCGACAAGGAAATCGGTGGCGACAAGATGCCCGAGCATCTCGCGATTGCACAGAAGGCGCTCGACACGTTTGGTTCGCCGGAATTGCGGGAGATCCTCAATTCCACGGGGCTGGGCAACAACCCCGAAGTGATCCGCGCGTTCTACCGAGCCGGCAAGGCCATCAGCGAAGACACGTTCGTTCCGGGTCGCCAAGGCGGCGCCGTGAACGACCCGGCAAAAACCATGTTTCCCACGATGAACTGAGAGGAACGCAACCATGTCCACGATCACTGCAACCAGCCCGACGCTGCTCGATGTAGCAAAGCGTCTCGACCCCGATGGAAAGATCGCCACCATTGTCGAACTGCTCAACCAGAGCAACGACGTGCTGACCGATCTGACGTTCATCGAGGGCAACCTGCCAACCGGCAACCGAACGACCGTTCGTAGCGGCCTGCCGACCCCGACCTGGCGCAAACTCTACGGCGGCGTGCAGCCGACCAAGAGCCGCACCGTTCAGGTGACCGACTCGTGCGGTATGCTCGAGGCATACGCCGAGGTCGACAAGGCGCTCGCGGACCTCAACAACAACGAGGCCGCATTCCGGCTGTCCGAGGACATGGCCCACATCGAGGGCATGAGCCAGGAAATGGCAAGCACGCTGTTCTACGGCAACGAGGGCACCGAGCCCGAGGCGTTCACCGGCCTGTCGCCGAGGTTCAACAGCCTGAGCGCCGAGAACGCCGACAACATCATCGATGCCTTCTCCGGTTCGGGCGGTGACCTGACCTCGATCTGGCTGTGCGTCTGGGGGCCGAACACGGGGCACGGGATTTACCCGAAGGGTTCGAAGGCTGGCCTGCAGATGACCGACAAGGGCCAGGTGACCATCGAGG